ATTTGTTCTATTTGTTTATAGATTTCATCTAGGTAATACTGAAAATTAATATCATAGTCCTCAAAAGGTCTGTCTTTATCAATACGATTTACTACAGATTGTAGCCAGCTACCTGACTCCACTTGTATTTCTCTTCCGTCTGGATGACATTTAACAATCTTGCCACCATTTTTGGATACATAGTATCTGACAATCTTTTGTAGACGATTGGTAATAAGTGTTCCTTTATCTACATAACGTTCTTCATAATACCATCCTCCTTTAGATTTAACTCCAGCACAATAGTCCATTACATCCTTATTTTCATTAAGGAAGTCTTCAGGTTTAGTACCATTTACAAAGTAGGCGTAGATTGCTTTAGGAATGATTAGAAAGCTTTTATTCTTATGAAAAGTAGCTACTTTCTTTTTAGCTAAATCTTCCCACTCAAACGCTCCTTTACATTTTACTTTATCGTCTTTAGATATGGCTATGTAGTTATTGACATCTCGTATGATCATCTTTTTATACTGATCATGTTCCAAAGACAATTGTGTAAGTTGTTCCCATTTAGAACATATATCCATATATTTACCAACTGCTACACTAGGTATCATAGTTTCAAGACCATCTGTATTTTGCATGAGAGGAATAGCTTCTGGTATTTCACTACATATCATTTCGTAAAGCATGCTAAGTAACAGCTGTCCGTTGATAGTAATCTGCATGGTCATTTTAGGATCATACAGGAAAGAATTCTCATCACCTGTTAGACCATAGGTAGAGTTTAGAATAATCTTATAAACATAGTTTTTAGGATCGGTCTTTGGAATCTTTTTACGTTCTTCAAAGAACCATTCATACAGTTCCCCAAACTCTTTTTTAGGAAGATGCTCAGGATGAAATCCGTTTTTAATAGCTAAATTGGGATAGAAACTGGTAACATCTGAGGTCATGATTGTCCATCCAGCCTGAGCTTCATAAACTCCTGCATCAGCTGCACCATGTATACCGCCTAAACCATAGTCAGTTTGTACACCACGAAATGTAACTCGATGTTTGAAACCTTCTTTGGTAGAGGTAATAACCTTCTTTCTAAAGTATTCTAAAACATCCTGAAACTCAGGTGTTTTAAACTGTATATACGGAAGTATACACTCAGCTAAAATGATATAGGGACGAGGTGTACGAAGCTGTTTAATTTCAGATTTATTCCAACCTAGTTTTTTATGTAGAAAATGGAGAAACAACTCTTTAGATATTCTAGGTTCAGAAGCACTGTAAAGGTTAATCTTGTATTCTCTAGTTAAAGTTTGACGTAGTTTGATCTGTTCTTTACTATGTTCTAGAATATGCTTTGTAGAAAGTACGTCATTAAGACAATACTTTACTACCATTTCAAGTTGCTCTTTAGTTTCTACGGGAGCATAGTGAGGATGTGGCATTTCTTCTACGTTCTGCCAGTCCATAGAATACTGGATCCACTTAAGACTGCTCATCTTGGCACGATTGTCCCAATGATTCATCTTAAATAGATCTATTTGCTTTATAGATAGGTTGTAAGGAGAATACTTTGCAAACTCATTTTTGTCAGTACGAGAAATAGTATCCTGGGCAAACTGATAGATTTCTTTTATGAGTTGTTCTGTTGGAAGAGTAGATAACCTATGCTGATTTTCAATCATCCATTCGGTTATTTGAGCGTCAAAAGCCAATCCGTTATATGAAATATGCCATTCTTTATTAGCTATACAGTTATTTAGAAAGGTAGAAAACTTAACAAAGTCATTTCTATCATTATGTATTACAAAGACATGTTTTACTCCATCATCTTTATAGTGTTGAAATACGGCTACAAAACAGTTTACAAGTGTTTCATAGTCCATCACCCAATGTGTTTGATGATTATTCATAATGTACGTGTTCAGTTAAGCTGTTCCCCCCTTTTACATCAATACCCAAAAAAAGGCAGATAAATCTGCCCTATGGTTGGTTTTAGTCACAGGACTGTCTTAGACAGTGATGATGTTTGAAGCAGTACTCGTTTCATAAGACTGCTCCAAGTATTGGTTGTAATCAAAGGTGTCTGCATTAATTGCAAACTGGTTTATAACGTCTTTGATTTCTTCTGGATTTTCTATATAGTATTCGTAGTAAGTCTCAAGTGTTTTACGCTCTTCAGCATAGTCTTTACCATTGTCACGACGACCAATCTTCATACGTTTTACGTCTCCATTGTCATCAAGCTTTGCAACCATGTGCATACTTTGTTTTTTTTCTTTGCCGATAAGAGCAAGAACTTTGCTATCTCTGTCAAAAATTGCCTCATTATAAGGACAGTCAAGTCCAACAGGAATTAGCTTAAAAGTTTTATTGTTACCCCAGCTGCCGGTAACTAGCATCATTGATTTATTCATAGTTCTATAAATTAAGTCTACAAATTTAAACTGTTTTTTGTAAGATCTCCAAATCTTCTACAGGAATTTTTAGTTTTTCTTTTTCTAGGTCACATGGATCACACAGTTCACCAATTTTCTTAAGCATCTTTACATCTACATCCAAGAGTTTTGCATACACTTCAAAGTATTTTTCAGGATATAGGTAAGACTCTATATAATCATACTCAGTAGAAGATTCTCCATAATAGGTTTTAATAGCTCTTTTAAGTACAGTGGAAAGTTTAGAGTATCTACCCATTATAAAGTTAAACCAATCATCTGTATATGTTTGAAAATCAAAGGTATACAGGTTATAATCTCTGATGTGCAACACCTGGCTAAACAATGGATTACTAAGAAGCATCTGTTCTTCAAAGATTTTATATCCCTCAGAAAGGTCTTCTTTGTATACGCAGACTAATTTTACATCCTCCGGTTCAATAAGACCTTCTACCGCTATATATGTTCCAGAAGGGGAGAAGTTCGCAGTCTTCTTTATTCCCACCGCGGGGAATAAAAAAGACCTTGACTTCTGAAAATACTTGGTATATAAACTCTCTATCATTCTTATTACACTTTTAAAGAACTACAAGCCCTTTAGCAAATTCATAAGGTAGTTCGTAATTTTTGTTTTGATAATGCCATTCTGCTTTGTAAATAGACTCATTAAAACGATCAAGCCATAGGTTTAGTGTTTTTTCTGATACAGGAAAAGCATAGCTTTGAAACGTTCTGTCAATAACCACAAAGTGAAACTTATAGGCATAACCGTTTTCTATTAGATTACCATACATTTGACATGTCATTATAACATAGATTACAGCTTGTAGCCAGTAAGAGTAGTACTCTACTGACTCTGGAAAATCTTTTAGGTCTTTAGCTGTAGTCTTGATGTCATTGATATGAATCACTTTAGTATCGTGATTAATAACAATATTGTCTATAATACCTTTAAGACCATATCCTTTATTAGGAAAGTCTATCATAACGCTTCTTTCATTAATAACTTCTTTGTTATCAAATTCAGTTACGTTGCATCCGATAAGGTTACATACTTGCTGATTGGTCTTTACTATTTCTACAGCGTCTTGGCAAAACTTTAATGTTTCTTGGTCTACAAGAGTTTTAGCTCCTTTTGCTTGAAGAAAATTCCAATAGCTCACTGTCTCAGCAGTAATAATCTTATCAAGTCTTTGCTGATCGGTTTTAAGATTTTGGAAATAGTTCATGTCTACCATTACATCTAAAATAGCTCCTTCAAACTCAGCTAGTTCTGTACGGGGATCTCCATTACGAGATAGTTCACTAAAGTGACGAAACACTCTGTCCACTACTGTTTTAGCGTTGCCGGTGGGCAGGCTACCAGGAATAATCATAAACTCCTGTTCAAATTTTTCTGGTTCTAAAAGAAGTAAGTGAATCAGCTTACCCTGAAGAAGGTGCTGTTCCATTTTTTCTTCTTTAAGACCCAATACATACATCTGATAAAAGATCTGGGGGTTCCAAATTAGTTTGTTAAGGCTACTATATGAATAGTAAAACTTTTTGTTATAGAAGTCTTTCTCCATTACTTCTATAGATTCTTGCATGATGCTTTCTAGTTCCATCCTTCTTCGGGTTTTTGTTTTAATAATGTCATAGCAGCATCACATAGTTGCATGCCACTGATTTGATTACCTGCTTCTATACCATGACTAGCGGAAAACTCTGGATACTTTTGTGCAAAGAGTCTTGCTACTCCTCTCCAGCTATGTGTATTGATATCTTCAGGTCCATTACCAACACGCCAATCACGGATGTCGGTAACCATATCCTGGGAAAGATCTTCATCTAAAGCCTTCATTATTTTATCTTGTGCTTCTTGCATATCTTTACAGAGTTGTTGATACTCTTCAGACTGAAACCATTCTTTAAAACCTGGCATATTATTTAGATTTTAAAGGTTTCCAGTTAATCATAGCACGGTCACCATGTGCAGTGACACAGTCTCTACACAAAACAGCAACCCATCCAAAGGTTTCTCCAAGATCTTTTGTAGTTCCGCAGTCTTGGCAAGTATGTTCACACATGTATTCTGCCATACGTATCATACCTTCTACTTCGTCATCATTACCATTAGTATAAAACCTTAGTCCTCCAAACTTTTCTTTCATTTGTGCACAAGTAACCTGCTCAGGTTTTTTAGGACCGTCTGCAGTGTACCTGGTGGTGTTATCAATGTAGTTTTGAATACATCCGCACAGTGTGTCTACAATTGGCAACCAGCCATCTGGTACACCATACCAGTTGACTCTGTCAGGGTTTCCTTCATAGTCTTCAAAGATCTTTGGATACTTCTGTATTAATTCTTCTGTTGTGATGGCCATACTCCTTCTTCTTGTAAGAAATTACGAATACGATTTGCTGTGTCAGCATCTTTAGTAAGAGCTTCTACTACTTCTAAAAAATGTATAGTGTAGTCTAGCTTTTTGTTAGCTTTATCAAGCTCATTTAAAAAGAAGTCTACGTCTGTTTCTTGATCCGGTGTGGGATATCCTTGGTTCATATTTTAATCTTTAGGAAGTTCTTGAATGTCTTCATACCAGACCTGGAGAGATCCTAGGTCTTGTGCACAGAGTTCTGCATCTAAGGCTGATATAATCACCCCAAGTCCATCATCTGTTTGTTTAATTTCTATATCTAGTTTACCTACTCTTACCCAGATAGTACCGGTGTCAGAGGTTAGTTCTATTGTTTTGTCGTCTGTATAATCATTATACGGAGTGACTTCAAATGGTAAGTATTCCATTTTTTTCTGCTTTAGTTTTTTTGTCATGGCAGGTTGTGCATAATACCTGCAGGTTATCTTGTTCACAGAACAGTCTTTCTACAAAACCTGGCAGGTCTTGTGCAGAATTAAGACTTCCTGCTGGGCAAATATGATCCACATTGATATTCTTTTCCGGGTGATACTTATTACAATTAGCACAGAGGTATTCAAACTTCTGACGTTTGTTAGGACCTTTGTACGGTCTACGTGCTTTTTGCTTAGCTTGTGTAATGGGTTTCCACCATCTGGATTTTTGTCTGAGAGCAGATCTGATAAAACTCCAGAACGCAGACTCTGTCATAGTTCCTGCATTACGAGTTTTAGGTACCCGTGGTTTCTTAAGGGAAGTGTTCTTCTTAGGCATATTAGAGATTAAGCTCTACAAAGATATGTAGAACTTACATTAATTCTCTAACTTTTTATTTAAAAGAGGAACCAATCTATTACGAACTTCTTTTGCACCATAGTCACGTATAGAGTCAGAAGGATCTTTACTCATTGGAAGTACCATCGGAAGTACTGAAGGATACAACTCTTTATATTTTTCCATTGCTTTAATACCTGCTTCATCATAGTCAAAAAGAATAATAACTTTTGTATAAATTTTTAGATATTCAGTCATTAGTTCTTTACGAATAAGAGAGTTTTCAGAGTCAGGAGCAATGTAATCAACTGCAAGTTTTAAGCTTTTTAATGCCATTATGTCTTTTAAAGAACTTGTAATAACAAGCAATGGATTATTTTTTAACTGTTCTGATCCTTGTATATGATCTGCAACCTTTATAAACTTTTTATCTAAAGTTTTAGGTTGGTATATTTTGTATAGAGTGCCATCATTGCGATAGTATCCATACAAATAGTTACCTCGGATTGTAAGTTCTTTATCGTCTTTTATCATGGTGTATGACTCTAAAGGAACTACATGATGTTCTGATAGTAGCTTTGTACCAATATTAAATTGTGTCCAGAAGTATTGATCCTGAGTGCTCCACTGTCTTGATTTAGCAAGACTAACTTTGTATTTGCTAGCTTGTTTAAAGTCTTGTACATCGTATCCACCATTGTTATGTAAAACATAGTCGTTATACTTCTCAACTACTTGTTGACAGGCTTTATGATACGGAAGCTGTGTGAGGTCTTTTACTAAGTCTATAGCAGATCCTCCTTTGCCAGACGAAAAGTCTTTGTATTTATATGTTTTTTTAGCTGCATCAAAGTATATACACATTGAAGGTGTACGTTCTTTAGGATTAAACAGGCTTTTGATTTTTATATCATGACCGTTTAGTTTTTCTTTGAGCTTGCAATACTGCTCAAAAATCCATGGGACAGGTACATCTTTTATTTCATGTACTAGGTTTTTTGTTTTAAACATAATCCAAGGATTAAAACATAAAAAAATAAGAGGGGAGTGTTGAAACACCCCCCGTTATACAGTTATAGTAAATGATAAATTACATTTCAAAATCATCAGTAGCAGGTTCAAAACTGCTTACTGGTTTAGTATTGAGAGCTTTGTAATGATACTTGTTAGTTTTATCAAACTTATCTAGTTTATCTTGCTCTGCTGCTACAAACTTATATTTTGGAAGAGAAACCTTGATAATAGTTTTACCATTGTATTCTTCTTCTGTACCTTTTAGAAACCAGTATAGCTTTCTACCTTTAACTAATTCAATAGTTTGTTTTGCCCAATCTTCTATAGATGTAGCTTGGATACGATTAAGTTCATCACGGAGTCCTAGCTCAGTGGCAATAATTGTTAGCTTATACATAATCTCGTTACGAGACACGTTTGTGTTATTAAACTCATCAGTCCAAATAGTTGCTGCAACGCGTGCAGTTTGACCTTTATATTTAGGTCCATCTGGGTTATCTTTGTCAATAGCCCATCCTTCAAAGTTTTCTAACTCAGGACCTTCAAGATAAAGCTCTAAGCTTTTCTTGTCACCTTTGTTTGAAGTTCTGATCTGACCGCTGTTAATGTGAGCATAAACTACTCCTGGTTGCAATGACTTGGAAGTACCACTTCCTGTTTTGACATCTTGTCCTTGTGTACTAAACATACTGTCTGTTTTTTATAGTTTGAGATTAAAGAATACTAATTTTCGTAGTCTTGGATAGCTTTCTTGACATAAGCCAAATCATTAGGTATTTCAAAAGCAGGAAACATTCCTTTAGGACTTTTGCAAGTGTTCTCACCATTGTTATGAGTTTCAAAAACATAACGGATGTTTCCGTCTTTATCTTTTTTTACTTTACCAAATAGTACAATTGAGAACAATCCTTCAAGACTTAGCTTTTCATCTACCATACGTCCTATAGTCTTTGCTTTAAACTTACGTTTACCTTCAAGATCTGTAGATTCTTCTGCATGTGTAAGAAATATTACACTTAGATCGTCTCTAAGATCTTTAGGCATGCGAGCAATACGAGCTAGATTTGCACCTATTTGTGTAAACTTTTCATAGCCTTTTTCATCACTGCGATCAAAGAACTCAAAAGAACTCATGTATTGAAAGTCATCAATCACAACAGTTTTGATTTCAGGTCTTTTACTGTTTATATATCCAAGACAAGCTTCAATTTGTTGTGCAGTTGAACCAGTATAAAGATTACCTGAGGGATGATCTTTACTCCAGAGTACATACTTTTTCTTCCACCCTTTAAACGGCAAGGGTTTGTTTGCTACGTTAATAATAAATGTTTCTTTAGGATCTAGGTTTTCAACCGATGTTGATTTACCTGCACCACTTTCTGCAATCACTAAGATACCTTGTGCCATATTACTTTTGAGATTTTATAAGTTCATTAAGCCAAGTTTTTGTACTTACAGCTTTTCCAGTGTGAATAGCGTAGTAGTCTCGTATAGTCATTTCTGAATATGGAGCATCTTCTATAGGAGCTGGAGCTTTGTAGGTAACACTAGGTTTAGGAGCAGTAGTTTTAGATTTAGGTTGATCAAGTAAAGCAGAAGGCCCACTGATTGCAATACTGCTTGGATTAACCACACGTAGTTCTTCCAAAGGAACCAGATAAGAACCTCTTTCATTCATCTCATATTCTTCTTCAAAAGAAGAATTGTATGGTATACGATAAACTGTACGGTTTTCATCTGCTGGTTCAAACTCTTTAGTTATGAGTTCAATATAAAAACCTTTTTCTTTTTTAAACTCTGAAGCAAAAATTCCCACTACATTTCGAGCCTGTTTATCATAGAACGGCATTTTCATCTGAAAGTCTAGACGTGATACACCTAGATCTTCTAGTAAACTGCTATGATACTCTCTCATTTCTTCAAGAATTTCAGTTTTATAGCGTTTTTGATCTTCTGCACCTAAAGACTTATACTCATCATATGAGAGTCTGGTGCGTTTCCTTGATAATTGTGTTGTTGTAAACATGTTATTGAGTTTTATAATTCATCGCCAATAGGAGCAGAAACTGTACGAGATCCTCCTCCGTTACGTTGTGAACGTAATAAATAAGCTCCGTCAGGTCTTTCAGCTGTAAATGGTGGTACTTCTATCATTCTTTGGTTTGCACCATCCATTTTTAGAAATATAATACTGGTATCTTTTTTACCATTTCTTACTTTAAGTAAGTGCATAAAGACGCTATCTTTTTCTACTTTGTAAGCATATGGTCCATAAGATTTAATATCTAGTTCGTATGGTCTTGATAAGGCAATAACCATATCTGATCCTTGCATAAGTGCATCACCGCCAAAGATATC